CTAATGAATCTCTGATAAAATCCCTCTGACCTCTGAATGGTGCTGCTCCTTCATTCTCTCGAACTGGTGGGCATATACCTTCAAGGTAATCAAAATAGATTTATGACCTAGTAGTTTTGAAATACTAGCCACAGGAACACCTTTGAAAATGAGATATGAAGCGTATGTGTGTCTTAGGGTATGAGGATGCACCTCTCGCTTAACCATTCGCTTTAAGGACTTGTTTGTGGCGCTGTTAGACACACCAAACAGGACACGACCCTGATCATTGTCTTTCCAGTGGTTTTCCTTATAATTCTTCAAAACTTCGGCAACATTGTCATTAAATGGCACTTCTCTGATAGATTGCTTGTTTTTGGTATCAGCGAAGTCTTCTGTGTCAGAATAATCCCAGGTATTTTCAATTCTAAAGACTTGCTTCTTAAAATCAATATCTTCCCATGTCAGCCCCATCGCCTCAGCAAACCGCATCCCACTGACAGCGAGAACATAGATCGTCATGTGTGAGATGTATTGAGGGTTTTGTTGTGCTTGAGAAATCACGTAGAAATATTCATCCTCTTCAAGGTAACTCTCTGCTTCAGGCTTCTTTTCCTTCTGCGATTTGACAATAGCGCCTTCCGTGAAATTAGAGAGCATCAGGCGGTCACGTACAGCAATTTTGACAGCCGATTTGATGTGATAGTGCGTTCGCTCTATTGTATCTTGTGCATACTTAGCGCCAAATTCATTTAGAAACGTTTGATACCGAATTGGCGTTATTTCCTTGAGTTTGATTTTGCCAAAGTAGTTTGTGATGTGGGTCTTGGTCTGTTTATAGGATTGCCATGTCTTTTTTACAACGTACGGCTTTTTATAAAGATTGGCCCATTCTTGGTAATAATCAAGCAAGGTTACATCATCATTTTTCATCGGCGATTGCCTCAATTCAACCTCTCTCAGTTGACCTGCCGCCCTAGCCTGAGCCTTAGTCTTAAATCCACCACCAGTTGTCTCATGCCTCTCTCCTAGACTGTCACGATAGACAACACGGTATTCGAAGTATTTTCCCCTTTTTCTGACTGATGCCATATTGTTTTTTAACCTCATTTCTGATAAAATGAGTACAAGAAAACACTTGCCAGATTGGCAATTTTTCTTATACGATTCGCCTTACGCTCTCCTCGACCAAAATTTGAGCGTAGGGCTTTTTGTTTATTTCTGAACCTTATTTTTCAAGGCAGTTTCTATTGCTATCTTCAATTCTAAGATAGCTTGTTTATCTTCTTTGAGAAAAGTGACTGTATTCTCATCCTTAACAGCATCAAAGACACCACCTTTAGTATCTGCTGATCCAGGATATACCAATTGTAAATATCCAACCGTTGCCCCTGGCTCTTTTAATTGATATGCAGTTATTTCTGATAACAAAATTGATTTTTCGCCATCAAGTCCATGTAGAAGCATATTTGACATGTTGCTTTTTCTTGCAATTCTGATAAAGTAGTCATCTATTCTTACTATCGTCTTTGATTTCTTAAACTCAAAAACTCGCTCGTTTGGCTCAGCTGTAAAAATTTCTACTTCAGGTTCTTTGTTTTTGCCACCAAATAATGCCATTATTATTCCTCCTTTAAATTATATTAGCTAAGTTATTAAATTCTTCTTTGACCATGGTCTCATCGGCTATGGTTTTTAATCTGTATTTTTCCATAAAGCTGACATAGTTAAATTCTTTATGGTCGTCCATGAGATCCAGCTCTTCTTTCAGCAGATGGTGGATCATGTTTCTATCCGCCTGAAGTTCGCAGCGCTCACGGTTGAACTCATAATCCGCTTTTGTGTGATGCTTATGACCCAGTTCGTGATAGGTGACCTTCTTTTTGTCAATGTCATCCAGGTAACTGTTAACAAAGACTGTGTCAAAAGGTTTATTATAGACACCGTTGACTCCAGTGTCTCTGCCATCGAAGTAGGCAATTTGAGTCATATGGCATCAGTCCTGTCTGTTTTTAATTCTTGTCTCAAGCAATGACGCTATCAAGTCTATATCCTCATCATTGAGGTGGTGACCATCGTAAAAGAATGAGTCTTTAGCTAATTCCTTAAGGTCAACCTCTGAGGGGGCGTCGGACTCTTTTGCAATCCGTGGGTTGTCTGTACGGCCCAGCAAGTAATCAGTTGAGACGTGGAAATAATCTGCAATTTCTTGAAGACGTTCTGCAGATGGTTGATTTCTTTTTAAACCATATAGTGAATTCTTACCTAATCCTAATTTTTCTTCTAGGAAATTTAGTGAAATTCCTTGTTTTTTGCATAAGTCTTTTACGATATCAAACGTTGAAGACATTGATTTATCAGCCTTTCTAAGACATGACAAAAAATATTTTAACAAATACGCAAAAATCTCTTGACTTATATTTGCGTTTACGCTAAAATAGTTTTTGTAAAGTTAAAGAGTTAGTTAAAACACAAGTAAAAACTAATTCAAAAAAATAAAAGCTTTGGCGAGCGACTTAATTGAATGAACTATTGTTTTTTCAAGTGTTTTCTTTATGCATTAATTTTAGCTTATACGCAAAAGAATGTCAAGGATTTTACTAACTTTTTAACTATTTATTTTAGAAAGGAGAAAAGCTATTTGACGAAAATCATTGAAGATACAGTCTTACTGGGACTCTTTATCCAAGCAATCGTCCTTGCAGTCACGATTATTATCTGTCGATTGACGATATCTGAACTTCAAAATATAGCTAAAGAGTTTAGGAAGAAATACGAACCCAGGAAAACCAAAAAGAGTGATCATTAAATTAAATTGACTTTCTGTTAGTGTAACTAATAGATTTCTACCAATCAATATTACTGTAAGAAGAATTGTTATGATGCTGCTCAAAGCCATATCACCTTTTGATTCGAAATTGAATAATTTGAACAACTCATGAACAATCAAAAGAAAACACATTCCACAGAATAGTGGTAGTAAAATTGACCAATACATAGTAGTATAATTCACCGCTTGTAATATTGAGAAAGCAGATTCATTGCTTACTGTTATAATACTGAAATTTATTATAAGCAGGATAGTAAAGAAAAAGAGGAGAAGTAATTTTTCTCTAAATGATGACAACAAATCTTTGATTCTATCTTGTAATTTCATGATTGATCCCTGTTTTTTATTTTTATTATATCAGATTAGAAAGGAATAACATGAGCCAACAACATCAAAAATGGATTGATTTAGTCATTCAGAAAATGAATGAACGACGCTGGACCAAAAGCGACTTAGCTCAAGTCATCGGTGTTTCAGCACCAATGATTACAAGGCTTTTAAATGACGGCCACGGCAGTGATAACCTCAAACTTGCTGTGTCTAAGAAATTGGGCATACGTGAGCCGTGGGAAGAGTTTGAGGAAGTATAAACAAAAAAGCCACTGTTAAACTGCAGTAGCTGAAACAATGGCTAAAATCAATTACTTTAAAACTCATTAGGTACCTCTTTTCTAGCTATCTTGAAGCAGAAAAGGTACATCAAATTATAAAGGAGACAATATGAGACCAAAACACTACCCGTATCGAATAAATAAAACAAATCCTATCAGAATACACTCTAGTAAAATCTGCGGTTCATTTCATTCCCAAAATAAGAGACTTAATTTTGATTTAGCAAGAGGCACTATTCGTTTTCAAAAGTGATAACAGTAATGCCATCTTGTTCTGAAAATACAGGCTTCCTGTTTGACCAAAACTCAGCAGTCTCTGAGTTAGATAATAGAATCAAGCCGTTCTTATGAACAGTTACAGCTTGAACCATACTTTGTTCATCTTCACCAGCAATAATAGTGTATTCAACTTCAGATTCTGGTTCGACACTAGTTTTTCCAACTGTTTGAGTGCGGTATTTTAAGAATGTACCATAATATTTTTTATCCATTGATTCACCCTCCTTTCTGTAGTTTTTAGTGAATAAAGAGTGTAAAGGTTTTACTCACAAAAATAGTATAACAAAGAAATATAGAAAAAACTATATGTTGTGTAAAAATAGGTCTTAGGTCCTATTGCTACAACTAAATATAGTATGAAGGAGTATTATGTGGGAATCTATTGAACGTCTATTAAAAGACCAAAAAATAACCGCCTATGCTTTAGCTAAAAAAGCAGACGTCAATTATCAGATGTTGGCTGAATTGAAATCTGGAAAGAAGAAAGACTTGAAATTTGCCAATGTTTGCAAGCTCGCTGATGCTCTAGGCGTCAGTACGGAGGAATTTCGATAGAAAGGCATTTTATGAACGAAATTTATCATTTTCACGGACAGGAAGTCCGTACGTTAACCATTGATGATGAACCTTGGTTTGTCGGAAAAGATGTGGCTGATATTCTGGGTTACTCAAATTCTAGAAAAGCAATTTTTGATCACGTAGATGACGAAGACAAAACGGATGGGGTAACGATTCGTGACGCCATCGGCAGAAATCAAAATCCAATCATCATCAATGAATCTGGCCTGTACTCGCTGATCTTATCCAGCAAGTTGCCACAGGCCAAGGAATTTAAACGCTGGGTAATAAGAGAGGTCTTGCCAGCTATTCGCAGACAGGGCGCTTATGTGCCAGAAAATCTGAATGAGGAAGCTTTTATCAGCCTATTCTCTGGCCAGAAGGCACTCAAAGAGCAGCAAAAGCAATTGAAAGAGGATGTGGATTATCTCAAGAGCGAGCAACCTATCCACCCTAGCACCGCTCAAGCTTTGCTTAAGAAGCGGAAATCCCGTGTTGTCATGTGGCTTGGTGGCATGGAGAGTCCTGCTTATGCAGATAAACCTTTTGCTCAATCGGTCTTTCGAGAAGCCGAGATTGACTTCAAGGACCATTTTAACATTAGTCGCTATGACATGTTACCAAAGAAAGCTGAGGGCCAAGCCTTTGCTTACTGGATGAACTGGGAGCCAAGCACTAATACTAAGATGCGCATCTATGCTCTCAATGGCGCAGAAAAAGCCTGACGGCAATCAGGCTCAAAAATAAATATTTTCAAGAGGATTATATCACAATGAAAGAAATTTGGAAAGATATACCATTTGCTAAAGGTTATTACCAAGTTTCAAATCTTGGTCGTGTTCGGTCTATTAGCAGAACGGTCAATTCAAAACAGAGTACAAGAAAAACAAAAGGACAATTCTTGAAACAAAATTTATCTTCAGGATATCCAATAGTGACACTTTCATTCAATGGCTTAAGGAAGTCTGTAAGAGTCCATAGATTAGTAGCTGAAGCATTCCTACCAAATCCAACCAATAAGCGAACGATAAATCATATTGACGAGAACAAAATTAATAATAGAATTGAGAATTTAGAATGGGCGACAGATAAGGAAAATGCCAATCACGGGGATAGAACAGAAAAATCATCTTTAGGTCGTTACAAACCTGTAGAACAATTATCTCTTGATGGTGAACTTATAAATACATTCGACTCAATAAAATCAGCATCAATGACAACGGGTATCTCATCACAGAAGATATCAGCAACAGCAATGGGGCATCAGAAACAGACTCACGGATATAGATGGAGGTACGCATAATGAACGATCTAATGAATCAAATGTTGGACCAGTTTGAGGCTGGTCTGATGGATAGAGCGTTGAAAGTCATGCACATTGTTATGGATGAAAAAAGACGTTTTCCTATGGAACTCAATAAGTCGCAATGCTCTGAAATGTTGCTAGGAACAAGGGACACTGGCACATTTGACGAACGCTTCAACTGCCACGCTGATTTCCCACGGATTAAAAACGCTCGAGAAAAATACCCTCGTGATGAAGTCATTGACTGGTATCACAAAAACTGGAAGAGAACACAATTACCATAAACAAAGGAGCTATCACATGAACAATTTACAAATTATTATTACAGGAACTATTTTATCAGTCGTATTGATTGAGTCACTATTACTAAACGTTAAGTTGCTTAAGGCACAAAAAAAGCCCAAGCCTATGGCACCAGCAACACGATCAGGAGCAGAGGAAAAAGGCTTTTTAGATGCAAAAACTGGCCGTCGTGAAGACATTGATCCTGAGACTCGCAAAGTCGTACCCGTTAGATAGGAGGTTTAAAGTGAACTATATCTTTCAGAAACACAAACGACAACTTTACATCAATCAATAACGCTTTTACCCAAGATAAACGACTTGAGCTTGCTACTATTGGTATTTTGACAGTGATATTGACTAATAAGCCTGACTGGGTTGTATATCCAGAGGAAATAGCTAAACGCTTGAATATTAGCAAAAGATCCGTCGATAAGCACTTTAAAATACTTGAGGATTCAGGCTATATGTGTAAATTTACATATGTACTGGGAGGAAGAGAAGGAAAACTAGTTAGACGATTTTTTTCGGACCTTCCTTTTAACCAAGAGCACATTAGTTATTTAAAAAAGCAGTTGGAAGAGGAGCTTTTTGGGGGTGAATTTGCAGGTGCAAAATAGTACCAGTACAAATAGTACCAGTACAAATAGTACCAGTACAAATAGTACCGGTACAAATTTGCCCACTAATAAATACTAACTTACAACAAGTACTAAATAACAATAAATACTAATTAACAACAATCACAACTACTACAAAAATAAATAAAGAGAGGTTACATGACTAAGAAGGAATTATTCGGTAATTTTGAAAAAAATTGGGGTCGATTGTTATCTCCTTTTGAAATCGAAGAAATCACGGTTTTGATGAATCAAGACAACTTTGAGCCAGAAGTAGTTAATGAAGCTCTAAGATTATCGGTTTTGCAACAAAAACCTTTCATGCCGTACCTCGTCAAAATTTTAAAAAACTGGAAATCCCGCAACATCATGACAGTTGAGCAGGTCCGATACCATGAACAGAAACGTCAACATGAAATGAACCCTGTCGGTAATGCTGAAATGGGAGCTGAAATGTTGAGGATTGCCAAAAAATTATGGAATTAGCGAGGAAGAACATGATTATTTTAACCAATGGATCCCGAATGCAAAGTACCTTTATACGAAACATCACAGTTGGCATCAACGGCTTTGATATTTCGTATTGCAGTGATGTCAAGTTTGCCATGACATTCTCATCCTATGCAGTTGCTAATCATATAGCAAATTGCTTGCAAAGTTATGGCAGCTTTCATCCGATGGATAGGGGGTATTGATGATTGAACTTTATTTTGTATATAACGGGCATCGAAAAGAGTATATTGGCACATTTCCACATCCTCATGGCGCTATTAGTGCACTGAAGGGCCACCAAGCCACTTACTCTGCAATCACAAAGCCGAGATTTGCCAAAACACTGAGCGGTGACAGCATCCGTATTGACTACGGCGCTAGAGATTGCTATTACTTGATTGAAAGAACAGGAGAATAAAAGATTGAGTAAAAAAACTTATTTAGCATGGTTTTTAATAACAACGCTTATTTACATCATGTCTAGCGTTAGCCTTGTTTTAAACTACCGTGAACTTGCAGTGAGATACGAGCTGCTGCAAGAAAACCAGATTATTATTTACCAGGTGGACAATGCTGGGGGGAAGTTAGTCGGCACCATCACCGAAAAGGATGTTGTCAATGGCCATTACACTGTCACGATTGGAGCCTACGGCAAGTTCCTTGTGACTAGAGAGCAATTTGACTCACTAGAAATTGGCGATGAAGCGCCAGATTACTTAAAAAAGAGAGGGAGTTAGACATGGGAATACTTACTCGCTACTTCAAGCGTGACTTGAAAGCCCTTGGCTTCCAAGCAGTTGAAGAAAACTCAGAGGAAACGGTATTAACCAGAGACTTTGAAACATACAAAACAAAGACTGTCTACACCGCAACCATAACGATCAACAAATTGGGCGTGCCATCGCTAAGAATCACAACATCAACAGGCGAAGCGCTCGGCCTCGGACTTAAAGAGTTATCTAACAGCCACCGCTTCATCCAAGTTGATCAACATGCACTAGACGAGGCAAGCAAGGTGCTTGCTGCAATGGCCTATCTGGCAGAAAGGAGAGAGGATGATTGAAGATGTATTTGAAATGAGCAGAAAGAGATTTCATGAGATAGACGACCAAGATCATTTCATACCAGTAGAGCTCATTGGCTATTCTGACGGAGCGTGTCATGTAAAAATCTTGACAAATTCGGGTGATAAGGATTTAGTAGTTCCGTACATCTACCGACTTGAACGACCTGTCGAACCACAGAAAGTCACCATACCTAAATTCGTGGCGGAGTATCTTTCCCAAAACAAACATAAAACATTGTTCGCTGCTTTGCGTGATGCAGATTGGAATAATTCGCCTTGGATAGATTGGGTACAAAAAATTGGTAGCACAAACACACCGCAAGAGATTTTCGCCCGTGCATGGCTCGATGGTTATGAAATAGAGCGGGAAAAGCTTTATACAATTGAACTACCAAACGGCCAAGGGTTGTGTGAAGGTGAGTCAGGTGCGCTGTTTTTTGGTAATCATATAACCAGTAGCAGACTTTATGCCAAAAAGACGAAAGAAGAATTTGAAAAAGCAGGCTATGCTTGGGCTTGGGAGCAGGAGTTTGCTAAGGAGGTGGAGTGATGGAAATAAAAGATATTAACAATGAAATAGCAAGGTTAGATTATAAAGGCAGTATTTCTGATGGGTATCATACGTTTGATGAATTGTATAGACTTAGCACAGAATGATTTTGTTTTCTGTTATTCTCAGGGAATTCCCCGACAAAGCTTGGAAGTCACTAAAACATTCAGACGGTACTATGTACGAAAATTATTTCATTGTCGGAATAAATACACCGGAAGGTCAATATTCATACCACTACCATCTAGATGAATGGCACTATTTCTCTGAAATAAAGGTGTTGCCCAGTGCTCCTGAATGGGATGGTCATCAACCTGATGATGTAGTGAGATTGCTAAGCTTACTTGAAAGCACAGATGAACTACTGGAGGTGGTTGAATGACTTTTACTGGTATAAAGCCCATTGGAAAAACAACACTGGAAATCAGGTTATCTGATGACCAGTTAGAGCACATTGCAAATGGTGGAACGGTTACTCTTGATATTTCGCAACCATTCATTTGTGAGAAGATAACAATCAGTCCATCATTGGTCAATGATGTTGCAAGTCCAATAGTTAGACGTGACAAAACATTAATTAGTAGGCGAGATTTAGCTATTAAGGATATAGTTAGGGATAGTTTTCAGATGGGAGTGAGGCAACAATGATTAATAATGTCGTTTTAGTGGGACGTCTTACAAAGGCCCCAGAATTAAGATATACACCATCTAATCAAGCAGTCGCCACTTTCACACTTGCAGTCAATCGTAATTTCAAGAATCAAGCTGGTGAACGTGAAGCAGACTTTATCAACTGCGTCATGTGGAATAAGTCAGCTGAGAACTTGGCCAACTGGTGCAAAAAAGGTGCACTGATCGGCATTGAAGGACGCATCCAGACTCGCAATTATGAGAACCAACAAGGTCAGCGGGTCTATGTCACTGAGGTTGTGGCAGAGAGCTTCCAAACTCTTGAGAGTCGTGGCGGTCGAGAACAAAACACAAATTCCTTGGACCAAATGGCACCGCCTAACTTCGCTCGGGATGATGCGCCACAGATGAGCCCTGACGGGTTGCCATTTTAGGAGGCCCTATGACAAGACAGCAGAAAAAGACTACTGTAATTATTCAGGAAACCATGGCTGAGCGCATTCGTTTCCTTGAAGACGAGCTCTACAACAGAGCATACAAGGAAATCGAAGAGCAAGAAGTCCAGATTGAACGTCTCAAGAGCATCTGTATGAGCCAGCAAGAACTCATCATGGACTATGAGTGGGAACGCATGAACCGTGCTGCTATGATTAAAAAATACAATCGGAGGATGTTTTCAAGATGAAATTTCGATTAAAAGAACTCAGAAAGAAACTAGACCTTACAATCGTCGATGTCTACAGGGCGACAGGGATTTCCCAGACCTCATTGGCTCACTATGAAAAAGGAGGGATGCCATCGCTCCCTCCAATTGAGAAAATAGCTAAAGCCTATAATGTCAGTCCAGCATGGTTAGTAGGCTGGAGTGATGATATGGGCAATTCAAATGGAGACTTACTCAGTAGAAATCAATAATCCCCAACCACCTACTGTACATGAACCGCATTGTAATTGTGAGAAAAAGGTGATCAGGTGGGTAAAAAGTAGATAAGAGAGGAGACAACTATGAACGGATATGAATTTATGGCACAGCATCCCCTTTTGACAAGCTTCCTAGCTGTTGTCATTGGCGCAACAGCCATCAGCATCATTGAGTCTATTACTAAGATTTGGAGAGAACCAGATGAACAAAAGAATCAAGAAGAAGAAAGCTAAGCAGGCTGAGTTAAAGAGGCAACAGGAACTAGAAGAGTTGAAACTGGATCCTGAGCAGATTCGCCAAGCTTTTAAGTCGGTAGGTACTACTTTTAGTAATATATTCGCCAATTTATCAGTAGCCTTTAATAATATATCTGAACATTGTAAACGATGGGGAGAACAATTTGACAAAGAAAACAGCGAGTAAGACAAGACGTGATTTCCTTGAGTTTGAGCTTGAGGCCAAGTATCTTAAAATTGATAAACTAATTGGACAGCGTCGCCACGAGTTAGAAAGAGCTTATGCGGTAAAAAATCTAACTATGCCAGGAATAGACGATTCAGGGGCTAGTCGTAGCGGTACTTCAACCAATACTTCTGAAAACTTAGCCGTCGCATATGCCAGTGATCCAATGATTTTAAAACTAGAAGAGTTTCAATCAGCAATCTCAAGACTGCTTGATGTTCTTGAACCAGATGATAAGAAAATCTTCCATCTGAGATGGGGAGAACATACCAGGTATGACTGGATTCAAGTTTGGCACATTATGGAGAACGGAGAAACTGGCTATCTGTATAAGCATAGCAAACAGATTTACAGAAGGCGTGAAGTCATCCTTGACACACTTGCAAAAATATTATTCATGTAACTTGTCAAAAAAACATGTAGAATTGACAGAAACAATCTGATAGATTGATAGTGTCGCTAAGCACCGAGAAATCCTTGGTGCTTTATTTTTTTGTGAAAGGAGAAAAGCGATGAACATTGTCGAACCGCTACGAGATAAGGACGACATCCAAGCTATGAAGGACTATCTATCATCTTGGAACGAAAAGTATTACATGCTATTTCTTTTGGGAATCAACACTGGATTCCGTGTTGGTGATATCCTCAAGCTAAAGGTCAAAGATGTCCAGGGCTGGCATATCAAAGTTAGGGAACAAAAGACTGGTAAGTATAAAAGTATTAAGATGACAAGGCCACTCAAAAACGAATTGAGGGAATTTGTCAAAGACAAGGAACTTCATGAGTATCTATTTCAGAGTCGTGTTGGGAAGAACAAGGCACTCAGCTATAAGACAGTTTACTGGTTTCTTAAAAGAGCTGCTGAAGACCTTGGTATTGACAATGTCGGTACTCACACCATGCGAAAAACATTTGGCTATCATTACTACAAAAAGTACAAGAACGTTGCTGACTTGATGTCATTATTCAATCATTCAAGCCCAGCAGTCACACTAATCTACATCTGTGTAAGGCAAGATGAGCTTGATACTAAGATGAGTAATTTTAGCCTCTAATATTTTTTTGATTTTTTCAACTATCCATAACGAGGAAGTTTCTAGTTTATATTTTGGATAGGGCTTGAAACCTTGCCTGTATTGGTTTTTGATTGTGAAACAAAATTGGATAAAATATAAGATATAGATAGTTCAGCATGGCTATTTTACATAATTTCCCCATAGATATAAACCTTGTCAAAAAAACATATAGAATTGACAAAACGAACCTGATATATTTGTATCATGAGAAAAAATAGAGAACAGCTTTGTGCTAGTTCTCTTTTTTGATGGAGGCAAACATGAGACCTAATCATTACCCATATAGACCTAGCCCGTTTGAGTTAGTAGATGAAGTAAAGATATACAATGGCAGTAACTTATATCTTCATGCCAAAAAATATAGAAATAAAATTACTGGCGATATCAAGTTAGTTCCTGTCTATGCTCTATAAAAATTCTAAACACTCTGACTGGTTCAGAGCCTGGCAGATTAAGTTTTACAATGACAGGAAAGTTTGGCATCCACTTAGAAATAAGATTAGGCGTGACAGACGTATGCGTTGTGATATGTGTGGCCGTTTGATTCATGGTAAGAGTATTGTTGACCACATCATAGAGATTGACGAAACTAATTATCAAGATGAGTCTATTACTCTTAACGAAGATAATTTACAGTTGCTCTGTCTTGAATGTCACAACACAAAAACTTTTCAGAGTAAGATCAATTTGAATTTAGACAATAGAAATATAAATTTATTTTTGATTTTTTTATTTTTGAATTTTTGTGGACTCCCCCCATTTTGAATTTTGACAGCGCCAAAATAATAACGGTGTCAATCCTCTTGTGTACCTCTCCCCCAAAAATGACGAAAATTGATACAAGAAAGGAGCATGATTTTGAAAATCAATGAAGTTTTAGAAAAGCTAGGAATAAGTCGTGCTACCCTTACCAGGTATCGAAAAAAGCTGGGCATATTTGAAGAAACTAGGTCAAATATCACCAAAAGTCAGTTCAAAGAGTTGGAAAAGCTTGCAAATCAACGGCAAAAGTACACCAGACAGGAACGTGTTGAGCTATCTCGCAAGTCCTTCAAGTTGATTCCAAAAGAAAAAACACTTGAAATTACTGATAATGATCCAGTTGGTTTGAAAAACCTCAAAAACCAATACAATCATAACCAAAAACTGATTGAAAACTTCCAGCTTGAAATTAATAAAGTTATTAATGACGGTGAGCTACCTGATAAGTATCTACTTGATGGAATGGAAAAGTATCAAAAGCTTAACATGCAGATTATGTCAACAATCGAAAAGCAAAGTCCACAGGGTGACAGTCTCAAAGAAATGATTCAGGAGAAGTTGGCACGTTATGGTTGAAATGAGATATTTTGATAAGTACGCTCAACTCATCCATACTGGTAAAATTCGTGTTTGTAAGCTCACAATGAAATCAATCAGACGTGTTGAGAGATATAAAGAGCAATACATTTTCAAACAGGAGGAAGCTGACAAACGGATTGAGTTCATTGAGGAAGAGTGCAGCAATACTAAAGGCCTTGCTGGTAAGTTACGCTTAGCATTACCTCAAAAGGTTTGGTTAGAAACAACGTGGGGCTTTTATCACACGGTTGAGGTTACTAAGACCAATCCTGATACCTTGGAAGAATATACTGACTACGAAGAAAGGCGTCTCATTCATGAGGTGCCTATTATTGTGCCTCGTGGTACAGGTAAGACTACTCTTGGTTCTGCTATTGGTGAGGTTGGTCAAATCATTGACGGTGAGTGGGGTGCTGATATTCAGCTTCTTGCTTACAGTCGTGAACAGGCTGGCTATTTGTTCAATGCCTCAAGGGCGATGTTGTCGAATGAAGAAAGCTTGTTGCACTATATGCGTGAGGCTGACATCCTACGGTCAACCAAGCAAGGCATCTTGTATGAAACGACTAACAGTCTTATGTCAATCAAGACTTCTGACTATGAAAGCCTTGACGGTACTAATGCTCACTACAATATCTTTGATGAGGTTCATACTTATGATGATGACTTCATCAAGGTTGTGAATGATGGTTCTAGTCGTAAGCGTAAGAATTGGATAACCTGGTACATTTCCACAAATGGAACGAAGCGTGACAAGCTCTTTGATAAGTATTACAACATCTGGGTAGATATTCTTGATGACAAGATTATCAATGATTCTGTCATGCCTTGGATTTATCAGTTGGACGATGTGTCAGAGATTCATGACCCTGATATGTGGCAGAAAGCTATGCCTTTACTTGGTATCACGACGGAGAAAGAAACCATTGCTCGTGATATTGAAATGAGCAAGAATGATCCAGCCCAACAAGCTGAGCTTATGGCTAAGACTTTCAATCTTCCTGTTAACAACTATCTTGCTTACTTCAGCAATGAAGAATGTAGGGGTTGGACAGATAAGTTTGATAAGAGCTTATTTGTCGGAAATGATGAGCGGAGTTCTCGTTGTGTGCTAGGTGTGGACTTGTCAGATGTCAATGATATATGTTCTGTCTCATTCATGGTGGTGCGTGGTGAAGAGCGTCAGTATTTGAACAAGAAATTCATGCCACGTCATACGATTGAAGGCCTTCCAAAAGAATTAAGGGACAAATACGCTGAGTGGGAGCTTAGTGGTCAACTTCATGTTCATGAGTTGGACTACAATGACCAAGCTTATATCTTTGAAGAATTAAGACAGTTCATGAGTGAGAATAGGATTCTTCCTGTTGCAGTTGGTTATGACCGTTGGAACGCTAAGGAGCTTATCCGCTTATTCAATGACTATTATGGGGATATCTGCCACGATATACCACAGACGGTCAAGAGCTTGTCAAATCCTTTAAAGGTTTACAAGGAAAAGGCCAAGATGGGTAAAATCATCTTTGACGATCCTGTGGCAACTTGGAACCATGCCAATGTACGTGTCAAGATAGATGCGAATAACAACGTATTTCCAAATAAAGAAAAGGCAAAAGAAAAGATTGACGTCTTTGCTAGTCAGCTAGATGCCTTTATTTGTTATGAAAATTTCAAGGAAGACTTGAGCTACTACTTTGATTGAGGTGAATAATGAACAACTATTTGAATAATTTGAAGAAGGTTTTTGCTAGGATTTTCCGTCCAAACAATCGGAAATCTACAAGAACCTATCTTCAAAGAAGTATCTCCTACTGGCGTAGGAACTCCATCTATTTGGATAACATCTACAATAAGATTTCAACTGACACAGCTCAGTTAAGGTTTAAGCATGTCAAGATTACTCGTAACCCAGGCGGTGTCGATTCGATGGTTTGGTATGAGCATAGCGATTTGGCTGATGTGCTAACAGTTTCACCAAATCCACTAGAAGTGCCTGTTGTCTTTTGGTCAAATGTAACAAGGGCTATGTTGCGTGACGGTGTGGCGGTTGTTGTACCACGTTGGGAGAATGGCCGACTGATTGAAATATGGCTTGCTAAGAAGACAGTGACTTGGACAGCCGAGAGCGTGGAGCTTATGCTTGATGATGTTGCTGTTGAGCTTCCTCTTACTGATGTATGGGTATTTGAAAACCCTAAGTTGAATGTCACGGCTCAACTCAATCAGATTACTGAGCTTATTGACATTAACTTGAATGCTTTGACAGAAAAGCTTAGCGATGGCAATTCTAGCTTGAGAGGCTTCTTAAAGCTACCAACTAAGGCAGCTGATGAACTTTTGAAGCAACAAGCCAGGAACCGTGTTGATAGTATGCTTGACTTGGCCAAGAACGGTGGCATTGCTTATCTTGAGCAAGGCGAAGAGTTTCAGGAACTTAGCAAAGACTATTCTACTGCTTCCAAGGAAGAATTAGAGTTCTTGAAATCACAGCTTTATAATGCTCATGGTATCAATGAGAAATTATTTACCTGTGATTACACTGAGGAACAATATAGAGCCTACTATTCTAGCGTCATGAAGTTGTATCAGCGTGTCTATTCTGAAGAAATAAACAGAAAATACTTCACGAAGACAGCACGGACTCAGGGCAATAAATTACTGGTCTTCTTTGATATGGCTGACATGATTTCATTTAAGGATTTGGTTGAAGGTGGCTTCAAGTCCAAATATGCTGGATTGATGAACTCAAATGAGTTCCGTGAAACCTATCTTGGTTTACCTGGCTATGAGGGCGGTGAAGTATTTGAAACCAACCTGAATGCTGTGCGTATCGGTGCAGAAGAATCTGAGTAGGAATCTAAAGGGTGGGCGGTTGGCATATCTTTTACGAAAGGAGGTAAGCAATGGAAAAACTAAAAACCTTTATCGTAAAGTCAGTTGAGGATGAATCAGCTGACTTTCATTTTGAGGCTTACGCTTCTACCTACGGCAATGCTGATAGAGATGGCGACATCATGGCTAAAGGATGCTTCGATAAGTCACTGAAAACCAAGGCTGTTGTCCCGATGTGTCTCAACCATAACCGTAACTGTGTTATTGGTAAGCATGAATTGTCTGTGGATGAAAAAGGCTTGCGAACACGTTCAACATTTAATCTTAGTGATCCAGAGGCTAAGAAAACTTATGACCTCATGAAAATGGGGGCATTGGATAGCCTGAGTATTGGGTTCTTTATCAAAGATTATGAGCCTGTTGACGCTAAGCAGCCTTACGGCGGATGGATTTTCAAGGAAGTTGAAATCTTTGAAATTTCTGTTGTGACCGTGCCAGCTAACCCTCAAGCAACTGTTGACAATATTAAGGAATTTGATATGTCAGCGGTTGATAAGCGAATCGCCCAGGCGAACATGAGGCAAGAAATCATGAGTAAACTTGCAAAAATTTAAAGGAGACATGATGAAAAAATCACTCGTTGAGCTTTTGGAAGCTCGTCAAAAAGCAACTGATGAACTGGCTGAGGTAAAGCTTAAAAAAGCCACTATTGAAGCCAAGATGAAATCTTCAACCATTGAAGACGATGTCTTGGAACAGTTGAAAACTGATGCAGAAAGTTTGGTTGCTCAAGCAACAGCTATTAAAGAAACAATTGCTGGGCTGGATTCTGACATTGAAGAAACTGAAGAAGAACTCAGCAAAGCTGCTAAAGTCATTAAAGAAAAACAGAAAGGTAATACACCAATGGATTATTTGAAAACAAAAGCTGCTGCTCTTGATTTTGTACGGATTCTTATGGACAACGAAGGCAGTGCTAATAGTGCTCGTAAAGCCTGGGAAGATAACCTTGTTGAAAAAGGGGTGACTAACCTCACTAAAATTCTTCCAGAGCCAGTCCTCATCGCTATTCAGGATGCCTTCGCTAATTACAACGGTATCTTGAACCATGTTTCAAAAGATCCTCGTTATGCAGTGCGTGTCGCTCTTCAAACTCAGGCATCTCAAGCCAAAGGACAAAAAGCTGGTAAAGTTAAGAAAGATGAAGAATTCACATTCTTGGACTTCACCATCAACTCTGCAACGATCTATATCAAATATGCGTTTGAATATGCTGACTTGAAGAAAGACACAACAGGCGCTTACTTCAATTATGTTATGAAAGAACTTGCTCAAGGTTTTATCCGTACTATTGAACGTGCTGTTGTTATCGGTGACGGCAAGACATCTAACGCTGATGATAAAATCACTGAAATTAAATCTATTGCAGAAGAAACTGAAACAAACCTCTTCGAAACACAAGAAATCAATGTTACAGGTGCATTCAATAACGCTGTCCTTGAATCCCTTGTTGAAGGAATTGACAAGATGGTACCTAATACGACACCGATCCTGGTCACTTCCAAAGCTATTGCGCGTAAGTTGAAATTGGTTAAAGATGCAGAAGGCCGCTACATTGATCCTCAGCCATTTGCTCCAATCGCTACAAACGGAAATATTATTGCTGGCTTCCAAGTTTATATCTATGATTGGATGGATGGTGCAACTAACCCAATTATTGCATTTGCTGACCAAGCTTACAAGATGATTGGCGATGATGTTTCCGCTGACCGATTTGAAGATTATGACGTAACAGTTAACCGCCGTCACATCGAGCTTGCTAGCGTGATGGGTGGTCGCCTAGGTCAGTACAAATCAGCAGTTAAATTTACCAACCAAGCTGGTTAAAACAGGAAAGGGGTGTCTCAATGACAATCCTGAATAAAATAAAGGAAATGGTAGAGGTTGACGTTGAAGAAGACATCTTTGACGTCCAACTGCTACGTTATATCAACAGTGGGATTTCATATTTACAAAGAAACGCTATACCTGTTTCTGTAATCGATAAAGATACGGATTTAACAGGATGGCCTGATATTAATGAAGAAGATAGGGAAACAGTGCTTGACTGGTTACATCTGAGATGTGTTCAACGTTTTGACAAATCTTTGATGACAGGCAGTGCTGCTACTATGGAATGGATTGACGGAGAGATGACAAATCTTTTGTATCAACTCAAGGCAATCTATGAAGTGAAGACATGAAATCTTCAAGAGTAGCTATCATTCTTTGCTATGATGAGCGTGTTGAGGTTGAAAAAGGTGTCTGGGAGAAAAAGACCGTAGAAAAGAAAGTCAAAGCTGAGAAAGAGAAAATCTATCAGCGAAGGCTTGATAAAGCTATGGCAGACGGTCAAGTTCTGACTGCTAGGTTTAGTGTTCGTTCCAACTATGTGACTGACACTCTAGACTATGTTAAATACAATGGTAGAGAGTACAAAGTTAATATTGGGACAGAATCAGATGATGATCATTACACTATCATCGAACTTGGAGAACTGAAGTAATGGCCAAGAAATTCTTCACTAGACAAGATATTCAATCTATCCTTGAAACAAACTCTTTGAAGGCTAAGGTCTTCTACATGGAACGTGAGGAGAAATCTTCTCCTGACAATGTCATCTTGTATTATCGGTTAACACCAGGCAGGAGCATTACTGCTGATGATAGAGTGCACATGAGAAAAGTGACTGTTCAAGTTAGTCACTACCACAAGAAGAAACTAGACAGTATTGAAGATTTGATACTGTCTCATTTTATGTGTGAGCCAAATCAGTTGAATCTAAAACAACCTGACACTGACTATCTACTGACAACTTATAGACTTGAGGTGTTTACAAATGGGCAGTGGTAGCGTGAAGATGACCCCACTAAAGGTGGATATCAAGAATCAAGTTTTAGAGAACATTAAGAAGGCTGCTCAAAATACAGAAAGTGACATTAGAACTGGAAGCCCTAGACGAAACGGTGTTTACGAAAAAGGTTGGACACACGACATCATAGATGACGCCGCTATTGTTCATAACAATGGCAAAGAAAAATCTCTATCCCACTTATTAGAGAATGGTCATGCCACTAAAAACGGTGGCTTTGTGGCTCCTAGAGAGCATATCAGACCAGCCTATCTCAAAAATAAGGAGAAATTCCTTAATGATATGAAATCCATTAAAATCACACCCAAATAAGAAAGGAGTCTTACATGACTTATCAATACGATACAAGGGAAGTTACTCACGGTAATGCGAATGGTTTCTATGCCAAAATTGCCAAAACTGATTCTGGTGTCTTGGACTTGCAGAAACCTTATCCATTCACAGGGATGCGAAGCACATCCTTTGAAACTTCTCAGGAATCAAATGCCTACTATGCTGACAACGTGGAGCATGTCCGTTTGCAAGGTAAAAAATCCACGGAAGGGTCTATCACGACTTATCAAATCCCTAAGCAGTTCATGATCGACCACTTAGGTAAGAAGCTAACTACCTCCACACCACCAGCCTTAATTGACACTGGTGTCAACGCTAACTTCATCTGGGGGTATGCTGAAACTGTTACAGATGAATTTGGTGCCGAAGTTGAAGAGTTCCACATCTGGACGAATGTAAAAGCCTCTGCACCCAAAGGTAGTGCAACAACTGATGAATCATCAGTAACACCTAAAGAAATCGAAATCCCTTGTACTGCCTCTCCGAATAATTTTATTTTGGACTCTGAAAATAAACCTGTATCTGAAATCGTATGGCGTGACGATGCGCAAGGTACTGTTCGTGCAAAATTTGACAAACTTTTTGCTGCTAAATCACCGACTAAACTAATTGACTTCATCAATGAGGCACTCGGAAAAACTCCAGAAGTTGTACCTGGGGGGTAATCAATGATAAAAAAAGAACTATCATTTGTTGACTTTGATAGTTATGGGGAGGAAATTGAACGCACAATTACTGTGCGTTTTCTTTATTCCCTTCGTGCTATCAAACTATACGAACAACGAACTGGAAGAAACTTCTTTGATGATAATCAGAAAGCAATACAATCCTATACTATTGCAGTTGCTCAAGCTGGTTTTGGTAACAAAAAAGAACTCACTGAAGAAGAACAACTACAACTCCTTCCACTGCTCATGAATTCTGACTTTCTAACTTTCTTGATGGATGCCATCCCTTGCTTGTATGGAGAGGTGAGCAATGGAAAATTCGAACAGAATGAAATCACAATGGAAACCGCAGATTTCTCACTGTGGATAGGTGAACTTATTAGTATTCAGTTCTACACTGAATTGATTTTAGAACTAAACAGAAGCCGATTGAAAGTTCCTCAAGATAGAAAAAAGCCTCAACAGAAGTCATAACTTCTGAAAAAATTTATAAGGTTGTCTTTGAAAACAGAGTTGATGTCTTTTGGGCAGAATCTCAGCATTTTAATTATTTAATGGGAGCACTCCATCAGATGAGTATCAATCAGGATGAGAAGAAAACTTTGTCGAATACTGACTTACTCAGTGTCATGACAGATTAAAACGAAAGGAGGTATTTCTCTATGTCTGAGACATTTGAAGGATTATTCGTCAAATTCGGTGCGAATACAGTTGAGTTTGACAAGTCCGTTAAAGGTATCAATGGGGCATTGGCTGTTTTAAGGAAAGATATCGGAAACCTAAATAGGGAACTGAAATTTGATCCTGGCAACGTTGATTTACTAAATCGTAAACTTGAAAATTTTCAAGAGCAAGCTCGCCTGGGAGCTATGAAAATAGCTGAACTAAAGAAAAAACAAGACGAGCTTGGCGAAAGTGAAATTGGGTCCTCCGAATGGGTAAAACTACAAGTTCAAATTGAACAAGTTGAGACTCAGATGAAGTCTGTTGATAAGGCGATTCAATCAACTAAAGAACAGCTTAACGATGTAGGAGATTCTAAGTCAATCTACAATCTCAATAAGCAGTTAGACGATGTGGCAAGTGAGCTAGACATCGTGAATCAGAAATTGGAATTAGATTCTGGAAATGTTGAACTTGTTGAGCAAAAAATGAAACTGCTAGCCAAACAATCCGAACTGGCTGGTGATAAGGTTCAAGCTCTTAAGAAAAAACAATCCGATCTTGGTGATGAAAACATTGGGACAGATGAATGGCGTCAACTTCAACACGAAATCGGCCAGGCTGAAGTTGAGGTCATGAAGATCGACAAAGCAATGGACGAACTAGGGGACTCTAGTAAAAATGCAACCGAAGACATCAAAGGTGCTGCAAGTTATCTTAAAGCGGATATGATGATGGATGTTGCGGAAAAAGCTGGTGAAGCTGGCAGAGCATTATATGATGTTGGTGAAGAGGCAATGCAGACAGCTGCAAAAATGCAAGCAAGTAATGCCCAATTTTCAACAGTATTCGGAGAACTAGAAAACCAAGCTAGAACAGCACTTGAATCAATCGGTAAGGAATTGAATATTGTTCCTGAACGATTACAAGGCTCATTCACACAGATGGCGGCATTTGCAAAAACAACTGGTATGGATACAGCTAGCGCTCTAGAGTTGACAGAAAGAGCTACTAGGGCAGCTGCGGACGGTGCAGCATTCTATGATAAATCTATAGAAGAAGTGACGGAAAACTTACAGTCATTCCTTAAAGGAAATTATGAGAACGATGCTGCGCTTGGTATTTCTGCAACTGAAACCACTAGAAACGCTGCTGCAAACGCATTATATAGCAAGTCGTTCAATGAATTGAGCGAGTCTCAAAAACAATTGACATTGCTTAAGATGGTGGAGGATGGTCAAGCTGCTGCTGGCGCTCTTGGTCAGGCCGCTAGAGAATCGGACGGCTTAGAAAATACGCTGGGAAATCTAAAAGCTAGCACAGATAATGCCATGGCCGCACTTGGTGCACCCATTTTGAAAGAGCTGACTCCAATTTTTCAGGAATTGTCAAAGGTTATTCAAAGTGTTGCGGATTGGTTTTCTAACTTAGGGGAGGGGACACAGCAGACCATTATTATTTTTGGTTTAGTTACAACTGCTGTAATGATTTTACTTGGGGCTATTGCACCGCTAATCATCGCTATAGGTGCTATAGGGGCGCCTATTGGAATTGTTATAGCGGCGATAGCTGGCGCTATCGCCGCTATAACGCTCATTATTCAAGCCATTATGAACTGGGGCGCTATTACTGAGTGGCTTCAGACGACGTGGAACGTTTGTGCTGCTTGGTTGTCTGAATTGTGGACGAATATTGTCTCCACTGCGACCACAGCGTGGTCGAATTTTACTACTTGGCTTTCTGAACTGTGGACTTCTATCACTTCTACGGCACAGTTAGCGTGGTCAAGTTTTACTGCATGGCTTTCTGAACTGTGGTCTTCCATCACTTCAACAGCACAGTCAGCGTGGTCAAGTTTTACTGCTTGGCTTTCTAGCCTTTGGTCTTCAGTAGTCTCAACTGGACAGTCTTTGTGGTCTAGCTTTACTAGTGCCTTGTCCAATATTTTCTCAAGTTTAATTTCAGGTGCTCAGTCTCTGTGGTCAAGTTTCACTTCCACCCTTTCCAATTTGTGGTCTGGACTGGTCTCAACTGGTTCAAATTTGTTTAATAATTTAAGTAGCACGATTTCAGGAATTTTTAATGGCATACTTTCAACAGCAAGCAATATTTGGAATTCCATAAAATCCACGATTTCCAATGCAATAGATGGGGCGAAAAATGCGGTCTCCAACGGGGTCAGTGCCATCAAGAATCTGTTTAACTTCCAGATTAAATGGCCTCATATTCCACTACCTCACTTCCGTGTGAGTGGTTCTGCTAACCCTCTGGATTGGCTAAAAGGTGGCTTACCAAGTATCGGCATTGACTGGTATGCCAAGGGCGGGATCATGACCAAACCAACCCTATTTGGTATGAATGGAAACCGTGCCATGGTTGGCGGTGAGGCTGGTGCTGAAGCTATCTTGCCTTTGAATAAGTCAACTCTGGGGGCAATTGGTCAAAGTATTGCTAACACGATGAACACATCAAACAATATCAACATCAACTTCTCTGGTGTCACTGTCAGGGAAGAAGCTGACCTAAACAGACTGGCCAACGTGGTTGGAAATCGTATTGCTGAAGAATTACAACGTAAAACTAATTTGAGAGGAGGAATGGCGTGACAGAAATCAATGAACTTACCATTGACGGTTTGAAGACATCATCGTTTAAGTGTGATGTATTGGTTGAAACTAGACCCAATGTCATTGTCTCCAGCTCCAAGACAGCTCTACTAGAGCATGACGGTATTAGTGGTGCAGTTGTGCAATCGAACCGACACCGTGGACTAATTGAGAAGCCTTATCATATCACTTTAATTGAGCCAAGCGATGAAGAAATTTATCGCTTTTCTGCTCTTTTGAATCGTGAAAAGTTCTGGTTGGAAAACGAACAGGAACCAACTATTAGGCTTTGGTGTTATAAGGTTGATAGCTTTGAGATTGGAAAAGATGAATTTGGTGCCTGGGTGGTTGATGTTACCTTCATCTGCCACCCTACCAAATTTTTCAAGACTATAGACACCCAAACACTTACTGGTAACGGTGTTTTGAGGGTGCAAGGGTCAGCTCTTGCTTTTCCAAAGATTACAGTGGTTGGTCAGAGCGCCTCTGAGACATCGTTTACAATCGGTGATCAGGTCATCAAGCTTGAAAAGCTCTCAGAATCGCTTGTGATGGTCAATGATCCTGACAATCCTAGCTTTAAAACAGCTAGGGGTAGGCTCATTAAATGGGCTGGTGATTTTATCACAGTTGATACTGCTAAGGGGCAGAATGTTGGTGTTGTTTTAGGTGCTGGCATAACGTCCTTGAAATTTGAAACAGTTTGGGGGTGGGCATAGTTGCTCTTTTTACTTGATGCAAATGTAAGAACGGTCAAATGGAATGGAATTCCACTTCATGAGGCCAGCTCTGCCATTGTCAAAGAAGAAACCAACAGTGATTTCTACCTGACTGTTCGCTATCCTATCACGGATTCAGGTATCTATCAACTTATCAAAGAGGATATGTTGATTAAGGCGCCTACGCCTGTGCTGGGTGCTCAGCTGTTTAGAATCAAGAAACCTATTGAGAATGATGATAGCTTGGATATCACTGCTTATCATGTTTCTGATGACATCATGAAGCGGTCTATCACTCCTGTAAGTGTAGTTGATCAAGGTTGTGCTATAGCACTGTCTCAGATGGTTCAAAATGCTAAGACTGATTTAGGGGATTACTCCTTCACAAGTGATATCATGGACAGCCGAACCTTTAACACGACTGAGACAGAAACGCTCTACTCAGTTTTGATGGACGGCAAGCACAGTATCGTTGGTACTTGGGAGGGTGAGCTTGTCCGTGACAACTTTGCACTGTCTATCAAGCGGAGCCGTGGGGCTGATCGTGGGGTTGTCATCACGACACACAAGAACCTCAAGTCCTACCAGCGAACCAAGAACTCTCACGGAGTTGTCACTAGGATTCATGCACGGTCAACTTTTAAGCCAGATGGTGCTGAAGATGAAGTGACGCTCAGAGTGACTGTTGACAGTCCACTAATCAACTCTTATCCATATATCAATGAGAAAGAGTATGAGAACAACAACGCTGAAACCGTTGAAGACCTTAGAAAGTGGGCTGAGGCTAAGTTTACCAATGAGGGCATTGACAAAGCATCCGATGCTATCGAGATTGAAGCCTATGAGCTTGACGGTCAGATTGTCCATCTTGGGGATACAGTCAACCTAAAGAGCAGAAAGCACAATGTTGATGTCTATAAGAAGGCAGTGGCTTATGAGTTTAACTGCTTGGCCAATGATGGAAAAGGGGAGTATATCTCCATCACTTTCGATGATAAGCCAGGGGTTGGAGGCTCTGGGGTATCCAGTGGGCTGTCTAATGCTGCTGACGCTATCCTTGGAGCTGGAGCTAGTGCTCAAGAAGTTGCTATCGAGCGAGCTATCAGAAACGCTAACCAAGCCTTTGATGCCGAGTTTGACAAACGTGTCGAAGAAATTAATGATGGCATTGAGTTAGCTAAGGTGAAATCCGAAGAATACGCAGAAAACGTCCGAAACGATGTCGAATCGAAAATTGAGGAAGTCACTCGTCAGCTGACAGATGAACAAGCCGAGTTAGAAAAACGCAATCAAGCTAAGCTGGATGCGTTTAGGGACGAGCTGGCCAATTTTAATTTTGACGAGGACAGGATTAACGAGCTAATCAAGAGCATTGATGTCACGAAGGCGTTTGAAGACGTCAAGGCTGAGATTGACAAGACCTTTGCGGACGTCAAATCACAGATTATGGCAGTCTCTGAGACCAGTCGTGTCAATGCTGAGATGATTGGTAATGATGGGGTTACTCGCTATAACAAAAATTTGGTCATGGACGGGACATCGCGCAAAATACCATTTGATGGTCGGGCTACTGTCCGAGCAAATGATGGTGGATTTAAAAGAGGAAAAACATACACAATTAGCTTTGAGGCGTTATGTCAGATGATGGCTAAGGTAGCCGTCAGCTTAACGCAGTCACACGCTAAGCTAATCCAAGCGACGTTTACAGACCCTAACGGTAAATTTCCGACGGTCACTCATGAGATGACATCAAGCCCGTCTAGTGTTGAGCTCTATCCTTATCCGTACACGGTAAACCTGACTGGTCCGTGGTATAAATCCAAAACACTGTCTGTTAATCCATCAGAGACAACGACACTGGATTTAGCACTAGACTACAGAGAGATTGCAGATGGTAATCTGGAGGCCGAGATTATCGGCACATGGGCAGAAGAGCCTGAAATAATATTTGATGGAGGTAGTGGATGACAGAAACTATACCGATTAAAGTCCAGTTTCAGCGCATGACGAAATCACAGTGGGAAACCAGTGACGTGATTTTACTTGCAGGTGAGATTGGGTTTGAGACTGACACTGGTTATGCTAAATTTGGCGATGGTGTCAGTCGATATTTAGACTTAAAATACCTGACGGGGCCAGTAGGGCCGATTGGTCCTCAGGGGCCAACTGGTCCAATAGGAGAGACAGGGCCCATCGGATTAACAGGACCGCAGGGCCCGATTGGTCGAGCATTTACGTACAGCGATTTTACAGAGGAGCAACTGGCCGACCTTAAAGGCCCTAAAGGTGACCGAGGCGAGACAGGTCCGACAGGTCCGATAGGACCAGAGGGTCCAGTAGGTCCTAAAGGTGCCGATGGGACGATGACTTTTGCGGACCTAAGCGAGGAGCAACGTGAGACCTTACGAGGTCCCAAAGGCGATGCAGGTCCCGTAGGTCCAAAGGGAGAGCCAGGCCCTAAAGGTGAAATAGGTCCAACAGGTCCATCAGGTGAAAGGGGACCAATAGGTTTGACTGGTCCACAGGGTCCAGTAGGCCCGATGCCAGAGTTGCCAGAGGGGTTATTAACGCAATCAGACCTTGAGGGGAACTACGCACCATTTAATCACACGCACACAATTAATCAGGTCGAGGGCTTGCAAAATCATATTAACAACATCGGCAAGATTTATGTTAACGGCAAATACCTATCAGTCTCTATCGTTGATAATGGTCAAGTGCCTAGCGACACATCGGGCATGATAGTGTTTGAAAGGGAGGCTTGATATGTACCATAGCATACATTTTGACGACGACAAGATTGTCCGTGTGGTGTCTGATGGTGTAATTATCTGGCAACAAATGACTGACGAGCTGAACGGTATCCGCTCAACGCATTTTACGTTTAACGCATACAACATCTATGTTAGATGGCTGGGTGACCCTGCGTCGAACGATGTTGTCGGTAAAATAAAAGCAATCCGAATCAATGATGAGACATTTGATATCAGTGATGTTAGGCAAGTCAGAGTTACTGCTCCTGACGGATATAACCAACTTTGGTTTGCCAAAACAGTCCCTTTATTTGCATTTCTAAACAAGCACGGATATTACTTAAATCACAACGTCGAAATAGTCACAACAGATATTTACTTACTGACAGACGTAGCTGTCCCAGAGCCGATTGAAAACGTTGTCGAATGGCGACCAATGTCACGGACTGAGGTTATCAAACGTAGTAGTGAGACCATTACTCGTGGGGACTTGACAGCTGAGCAGTCGTATACAGAGACTGGGCAAGATGGACAGGCTCAGATAACGTGGGAGGCTGAGTACCTCAACGGCAACCCGACTGGTCGAGTACGTAACGAACAACGTACCGTTTTGTCAAATCCAGTCAACGATAAGATTTATCGAGGGACTAAACAAGCCGAAAGCACAAACGAAAAAGTCATGGCATTGAGTTTTTGGTACTTTAAAGGTATGCCATTGTTTTTCGAGGAAACGAAAGGTATACCGTACCGAATCGACGTAGATAGTGACGTGTACGAGTTGACATCGTCTGATTATTACTTCAAATATGGATTTTTGGCATTAAACGAGCGATTAGATGGTATTTTTGCTCAAAAATACGGCGACGGAGATCGATTGTTTAAAGTCTATTACACATAACAGGAGGTATCTATGATTATCAACATTGACGACCTCCAACAGGTCAATGGTAGATATGTCTACACGTTTACGCCAGAGCAAGACATGGATGCCTTAGAGTTTGAGAGTGACTGTCTTGGCCAGTTAGACATCAATCGCTTACAGGTCGAGCTCAACACAGAGGCCACCGATTTTGTACCCCCAGAAGTTTACGAGGGCAATCTCTCAGGTATCTTTAAAGATTTGCGCGAGATTAACCTTGAGATGACTGATGAGGCTAACTCGAGCTTGTGGTCTAAAATCAAGGCAAACGCTAACGGCATAATACGACAGTACCACAATGAGACGATTAGCGCCGAAATTGTAGAGAGCGCAGACGTATTGCGAAAAGAAATATCTAATCAGGTATCTGGTATTAGCTCATCAGTCAGTCAAGTCAATAATGCACTCTCGCAAGAGATTAGAGACCGCACTGGTGCTGTCAGTCAATTGACCCAACGATTAGATGGCATCGGCACACGAGTGACTAATGCAGAGGGCAATTACAGCACGCTGTTGCAAAAAGCCAACGGCATCCAAGCGACGGTCAGTGATCTGGGCGGGACAGTATCATCTAATTACACGCAACTCAAGGGATTGATTGACCTAAAAGTGACTCGTGATGATGTCACAGGGATTATCCGCAACTCTGGTGATAGCATTATGGCTTCTGTAACATCAAATATCGGTCAAGTCATTTCTGCAATCAATCTCAGTCCTAGCGGTGTAAATGTCCGAGGGACAGACATCGTCTTAGATGGAAATGTTGCAGTTAACGGTGACTTTGTAGCTAAAGTGGCTAAAATCATCAAGTTAGATGCTGGTGCTATTACTACAGGTAAACTAAACGTCGCAGGACTAATAGACACCAACGCCATTACAGCAGACAAGCTCAAGGTTGACCAAGCTTTGTTTAATAAGTTGACAGCGGATGATGCGCTGATTAATAATCTATTAGCTAAACAGGCTTTTATTACTAAATTACAATCGGTTAAGATTACAGCTGAGCAGATTAACGGAGGTATAGTAACTGCTCTAAATGGAGCAATGGGAATTGACCTTAACCAAGCCAAAATATCATTCAACCAAAATGCAACTTTTGAATTTAATTCAAGCAATAATGCTATGTATCGCAAACGTGGATACAATACGGCATTTCTGCATTTTAACGACGAAAGTAATGGTGGCGTATATGCTGGTCTTGGCGTAACGTCTACCAACGACGGTATTAATTCATCTTCTTCTGGCCGATTTGCAGGACTTCGCATATTTCGAACAGCAAATGGAGGAACTTGGTCGTTAGAACATGGTGCCAAAATCGATAGAATTGAGATGTATGGCGATACCATAATCATGAAAGATGCTTTTAACCTTAACCGGGGTATGGTTATAGACACAGCAACTATGTCTGGAGCCATGAATTTGGGGCAATGGTTATCTCAGTTTAATCAGAATTTTAAACACCTAATAAACATCGTTGGCCGTGGAGATGTCATTAAAACGTTTAACCACGCTTGGCTTCAAAGCGAATTAGATAAATGGAACATACATTAAAAAGGATTTTAAATTATGGACTTACAATTGCAACTGACAAACAAATACATGGTTGAGCTGATGTCAGCTAACCACACGAAACTCTCGTATGAGGTGCAACTCGAGGAGGCGCAAAAAGAAATTGCAGATTTTAAAGCAGTTTTAGCGTCAGACACAGCACTTGCAGAGTTATACGAAGAAGTCAAAGCTAAATTAGAGGAGGCTAATAATGGCATTTAAAGTAAATTTTAATTATCCAAAATACGATGATTTCGGCAAAGTAACGGGTGCTTTTATCGGTATCTCAGACCCTGACACGGGCGATAATTTATCGGCGAATGTCTTGGGGGACTATCGTACAGTCGGGACGTCCGAGGCCATTACGGCAGTTTTGGATAATTTTTACAAACGCAACTTTGCTGACAAGGCCATGGCTGAGTCGGTCGTCAAGATTGACGAACTGGATGCTAAAACCAAGGATTTTGCTAAGCAAATTGCAGATGCCGTTTCGCAAATTACAGCGCTCAAAGATGAGGTGATGGCTGAAATCAAGGCAGAGACGGATAAAAACAGAGACATTATCAAGCTCTCTACACTTACACTTAATGATGCGCTTGCTCAAATTGATGAGCTTATGGAATTGATGGAGGAACAAAACAATGATATTATTGGAAACGCTGAAGAAACTGATCGAGGAGGTCTTGAACATGAATAGCGAAACAGCAAAAGCAACACGATTAACCTATTACGCAACCCAGATTGAATTGGGGTGGATTACATTAGAGCGTGTACCAAAACGCTACCGTGATGATGTTGCCAAGCTTATTGAGGCTAATCAAGGTCTGGACAACGAATAGCGAGGTGAGTATGCCTGAAAAAGAACTCATGCACTGGATGATGACTGTAGCTATACCGCTATTGGTATCGCTCTTTACAGTCTTTAACGTTAATAAAATCCGCACTGAAACCTTGGAGCGCCGTTTGACAAAGCTGGAAATCTTTAGCGATAACCAGAACAAGCTACTAGACAATCATGAAGCTCGACTTGTTAAGCATGAAGAAGAGCAGAAGGTCATGATAGGTCTTATCGAACAAATCCGTAGTTTATCACAAGACATTGGAGAGCTCAGAACGGATTTAAAGGATTTACAAAAACACATTGGAGGAAAATAACATGAATATCAATTGGACTGTACGTCTGAAAAACAAAAACTTTTGGCTGACTATCGTGCCAGCCTTGGCTTTGGCTTTGCAGGCCATCTTAAAAGTCTTTGGTATGGACTTTGACTTTGGGGAAACGGTCAACAATCTACTGGTAGTGGTAAACACGGTCTTTGCAGTCTTGGCTATTCTTGGAGTGGTCAATGACCCTACCACTGCTGGGCTATCAGACTCAGAGCGTGCATTGGGTTATACTGAACCAAAATGAGACGGTTAATCTTAATGGCACTCTTATTCCCCCTTGGAGCCTTAGCGCTCCTTGTGGGGCCATTTTTGGAAATATTAAAAAAGGAGGAACTTGATGGCGATCAATATTGAAACAGCTGTAGGCTGGATGACATCTAGAGTTGGTAAGGTCACTTATTCGATGGACTATCGAAATGGTCCAAGCTCTTACGATTGCTCCAGTTCGGTTTGCTCAGCTTTGATTACAGCTGGAGCAAGTAACCCAGGATGGTTGCTGAACACGGAATACATGCATGATTGGCTAGTAAAGAATGGGTATAAGCTCATCTCAGAAAATCAGGATTGGGATTCTAAGCGAGGAGATATCTTTATTTGGGGGCGTCGTGGTCAGTCAAGCGGTGCTGGTGGCCATACAGGAATTTTTGTGGATGCCAACAACATTGTACACTGCAACTATGCCCGTAATGGTATCACGATTGACAACTACAATCAGACGGCGGCTGCAAGCGGTTGGATGTATGTTTACGTCTATCGCTTAACAAACTCTGCTAAAACCACCTCAAGCTTAGGAAAGAACCTTGATACTCTAGTTAAAGAAACTTTGGCTGGTGTTTATGGGAATGGTGACCAACGTAAAGCGGCACTTGGCAATCAATATGAGGCTGTCATGGCAGTCATCAATGGCAAAGCTAAGACTAATCAAAAGACAGTTGACCAGCTGGCTCAGGAAGTAATCGCTGGCAAACATGGCAACGGTGATGATCGTAAGAAGTCACTCGGTAGCCAATATGATTCTGTCCAAAAACGTGTCACCGAATTGCTCAAAAAACAGACCTCTGAGCCGTCTAAGACTCAAGAGGTAAAACAGACCAAGCAAACCAAAACAAGCCAATCTGAGGCAACTGGGAATGCGACAGTAAGCAAAGAAGAGGGCGACCTCTCTTTCAATGGGGCTGTCCTCAAAAAAGCATTTCTAGATAAGATTCTTGCTAACTGTAAGAAGCATGACATCCTTCCAAGTTATGTCCTGACGATTCTTCACTATGAAGGCCTCTGGGGTACTTCAGCTGTTGGTAAAGTAGATAATAATTGGGGCGGTATGACATGGACTGGGCAAGGCAACCGTCCAAGTGGTGTGACAGTAACAAAAGGATCAGCACGTCCTAGCAACGAAGGTGGTCACTATATGCACTATGCCAGTGTAGACGACTTCCTAACAGACTGGTTCTACTTGCTACGGTCAGGAGGTTCTTACAAGGTATCTGGAGCCAAGACCTTTTCAGAGGCTGTCAAAGGGATGTTTAAGGTTGGCGGTGCTGTCTATGATTATGCTGCTAGTGGATTTGATAGCTACATCATCGGAGCTTCCAGCCGTCTCAAGGCGATTGAGTCAGAAAACTTTTCTCTAACTCGTTTTGATGCAACATCAAATAATGTAACATCAACCAACCCAGATAAAATAAGCATTGATATCGAAGGAATCGCAGTCACTATAAACGGCGTGGCCTACGAATTGACAAAAAAACCAGTTTAGAAAAGAAAGGAGGGAAGTCTCCTTAAATAAGTCCAAAAAACCGCTCAGTTAACACTGGGCGGTCTTTTTTATACTTTCCATTAAAACGGAAATTTCAAGGAATATCCAATATAATAGACATTAGCGATTTAAACTGTTATAGTACTGAGTTATTTTGATGACTTTATCAAAAGACATGCCACCAATATCAGTCCGACCTTTGACATAGTTTGCTAAAGTTTGCTCCGATATACCTGTGGCCTGTGCTATTTGATAGCGTGAATGACTCTTGATGAAATTCATCATCTCTTCCTTGGATAACACTTTTATCAT